GCAATGGTGAACGTTACGCAACTTCGGCGGCTGTTTGAGGCTGCCCAACGCGATGGTCAGATTGATCGGTTCAACGCCGATCTGTCGGAAGGACTGCGGAAAAAGGAGATCCGGTTCTCCGACTTCTCAATCCGCAAGCTGTTCGAAAACTTCGTGCCTGATGGCCGGGAACTCGCGGGGCTCTATGCTCCCGGTGAGAACGGCTCTCAGGAACTGCGGGAAACCGCTTCCGTGGTGGCGTCGAGTCAGTTCGCCAAGATCAGCGGCCAACTGCTCTACAATGCCGTCATGGAGGCATACGAGCAAGAAGCCTTCGTGTTTACCGGGATCATTCCCGTTGTCAACACGCAGTTCAACGGCGAGCGTATCCCCGGCATCAGCGGCATCGGTGACGAGGCCCTGATCGTGGACGAAGGCCAGCCGTACCCGAAGGCTGGCGTTTCCCAGACCTACATTGACACCCCGACCACGACCAAGCGTGGGCTGATTGTCGAGGTCACCAAGGAAGCGATCTTCTTCGATCGCACCGGCGTGCTGGAGGATCGGTGTCGTCGCGTCGGTGAAGCCCTCGGCCTGAACAAGGAAAAGCGGGCGATCGATTGCGTGATCGATGAGAACGTGACCGATCACCGCTACCGCTGGCGGGATACCACGATTGCGACCTACGGGGACAACTCCGGCAGTCACACGTGGGACAATCTCGCGGCGTCAAACGGGTTGGTTGACTGGACCGACATCGACGCGGCGGAGCAGTTGTTCTCGGGGATGCTTGATCCTGAGACCGGTGAGCCGATCTTGTTGAATCCGTCTCACCTGATCTGTACTCGGCAGTTGCTGTACACTGCCCGGCGGATCATCAATGCGACGGAGATCACTGTCGCGACTCCCGGGTATGCCACCACTGGCAATCCCACGGAGACCAGGACCGGCAACCCGATCACGAACTACACCATCGTGAGCACGAATCAACTGGCGGCCCGCATGGGAACTGATACCAGTTGGTACCTGGGCGATCCTCGGCGAGCGTTCCGCTACATGCAGAACTGGCCCCTCACCGTCGTGCAGGCTCCCGCCAACAATGAGGCGGAGTTCACGCAGGACGTCGTGATGCGGTTCAAAGCGAGCGAGCGCGGCGCGTATGCCACCATCGAGCCCCGTGCAATGGTGAAGTGTACTGCCTAGTAGGCTGATGAGGCCGACACAATCCGCCCCCGTCGGCCACAAGCTGGCGGGGGTTCTTTTTTGGGAGCATTGAGCGTGGCGAAGCATCATAAGGAAAAGCCGGTCGAGCCTGTCGAGAGCGTGGAAACCGTGGCAGTGTTGGAGGAGTCTCCCCAAGGCGTCCAGTTGCCTCGCTGGAGGCTCCGGCCTATCGGTACGCAGGAATGGCGGACCGTTGAGGCGGAGAACGTGGAAGACGCGATCAGAGCGTTTAACGGCAGCGGCAACGGCGGGACTGTGTTCACCCGGAAGAAGCTGGAAATTGAGGCAGCCTAATGGCGACCGACGCCGAGCAAATCGCGACGATCCGAAGCAACCTTCTCGCGGCATTGGCTACTGAGTCAGCCAACCCCAAACCGAGCTACAACATCGATGGGCAGCAGGTGGATTGGAACGGGTACCGGACCGCGATCCTTGGCCAGATCATGTCGCTGAACAACCTGCAGGCGGCGGCGGTCGGTGCGTTTGAAGAGATCGGCGAGGCGACTACATGACGCTGGACATCGACGGGGACTACACCATCTTCGACAACGGCGAGACTGTCACGTTGCGGCAGATCCGCCCCGATGGTGCTACGTCGGTGACGATCGATAACGCGGTGGGCGGTGTGGTCAATCGGCAGCGTCTCAACGCGGCGGGAATCGACGTCGTGGGCGATGAGAAGGGATTCTCCCTCAACGCGACGCAGGCCGGCGCAAGAGGCGTGCAGGTCGATGACATCATCATCGATGCAAGCAATGTCCGCTGGCGGGTATTGAGCACGAGCCAAGCAACGCTGGATACTCGCTGGACCGTCATCTGTCGGAGGCAAGTTTGATGCCTGCCGAACTGACCACGATCTTGGAGACCGTACAGACGCAGGTGCAGGCGTTGGACCTGCCGGGGATTCCTCGCGCGAATGTCGTCGTCTGCCAGTCTGCTGCCGTTGAGATCGCCCGCCTGCCATCGGAGCGGATGCCCGCTGTGATTATCAGCCCGTTCGGTGCAGAGGCGATCACGGCTGCCAGCAATGTCCGCGACGATGTGACCTATCCCGTTCTCGTGGCCATCGTGGCATCTCTGCGGATCGACGCAGAAGAGCCGATGGACAAGCAACGGCTAGGACTCGATCAGCGGTTGACATGGCGGCAGACGGTCCGCAAGGCGTTCTCTAATCAGCGGCTGGACTCGACGCGGGGATACAACATGTCGCTCCAGCCCTTGGCGATCGTCGATCAAACGGCGTTTGGCCGGGATCTGTTCGTCTCGGGGTTCGTGTTGCGGATCACGAATCGGGAGGGCCGGACGTGAGCATGTTGCCGAGTCTGGGGGCCCTGATTGACGTGGTGTTGCAGGCGGCGGACGACGCGGCAAAAGACACGTACACGCAGGCTCTGGATGAGTCGATTGGATTGATCCAGAACTGGGAACGGGAAATGTACCTCGGCCAGTTTGGGCCGGATGGCACGGCATGGGCTCCCCTGTCTCCGGTGACAATCGCCCGTAAGGAGCACAGCGCGATTCTCGTCGATACCGGTAGGATGTTCGAGTCATTGACGACACCGAACGGCACTCAAGATACGATCTGGATCACGGGGCCGAACTGGCTGACATTCGGCACAGAGGTCGAATATGCACACTGGCACCAAACGGGGACAAAGCGGATGCCAGCCCGTCCACATGTCGGATTGAATGAAGCAACTGTCACGCAGATTAGCCAACGGTTGGCCGATGCGGTGGCGTCACGAATCAACCAGGGGATAAGCTGATGGCTGATGCGAGCATGGGACACCAGTCCCGACTGTCGATGGCGGCGGCGGGAACTGCAATCGGATCATACACCGAATCGTACGAGTTCATCGGCGAGAGTCTGCGGAAACAGCAGGAGATTGTGGAGACCTCGGGCATCCGGGGAACTCGATCACTGCCGATCGAGCGGACCCGGGACGGGATCTATCGAGTGAGCGGCGGGATTCAATTCCATGCTACACCGTCGATGCTGGACCTGATTCTCCCCCGGATCATGGGAGCCAATGAGGCAACCGACGTTTTTGCGTTCGCGGAGACCCTGCAAACGTTTGATGTGCTGTTGGATCGCGTGGCGAAGAGGTTCGTCTATGGCGGCTGCAAGATCGGGAGGGCGGTGTTCCGTGCGGCTGCTGGCGGCCCTCTGGAGCTGGATGTTGACATCCTTGGGAAAACGGAGACAGTCTCTGCCACATCATTCCCGACGATTTCCGCCCCGACTGACCCGCCCTATGTGTGGTCTGATGCGGTCTGCACCATCGAGGGGACAGCCCGCACGGTGACGCAATGGGAACTGACGATCGACAACCGACTCAATGCCCGATTCGCGAATTCACAGAGCGCGACCGACATTCACACGGAGGGCCGGGACGTCACTCTCTCGCTCACGGTGCCGTATACTTCGGATGAGGTCGACTTGTACGGGATCAACACCGGCGGGGCGTCGGCGGCGACCTTCGTGCTGACGAATGGCAATCGATCGATTACATTTGCGGTGGCGGCATTCATGGTGCCGGATGCTTCCCCGGTTGTCGGTGGTCCGGGGGAGATTCTCCTTACGCTGTCGGGATCGGCCCGCAGCAGTGGAGCAACGAAGGAACTGGTCATCACCAGCGACAGCACAGCATAAGGCGACACGATGCCGAGCCCATACATCCCCGACGGTTACACCCGCGAGACGACCATTCCCGCGTGCGATCTGTGGGACGAGATCAACATTACATTCCGCCCGATGGCTGCTGCCGACTTTGCGGAGTACCTCGCCAAATCGAAAGGACTCGACGAGGCTGGGTGGAGTCGGCTGGTCTGCGATCTGATCGCGGGCAAGCTCGTCGCGTGGAACATCACCGGCCCGTCTGGGGAATCGGTGCCTGTTTCTGCGGACACGGTGAAACGGCTGGTCAA